GATATTAGTTAGGGGAGCATATGTGGCCTAAATTAGAAGATGATTATATGGAAATTGGTGAAACCGGTTGGATACCGGTTGGTCAAGGATGTTTTTTGAATTATAAAAATAATCATACGATAGATGAAGTAGGCAGAGAGTTTGATGAGAATGGAGTTATGGTCTATGACCCTAATGAAAGTGTTTGAATAGGAGATGTGTTATTAAATCGTTAGATGATATTAATTTTAAAAAGCTTTCTTTAGTAGATTTTTCTTATTCTAGAATAGACACATACAATATGTGTCCCGCTAAATATTTTTATTCATATATATCTAAGGAACCAAGGCAGTTTGCTCCAGCCGCAGTTCTAGGAAATATAGTTCATGAAGTATTTGAAAATGTATTAGATAATGAAAAGAAACTAGATTTAGATGAGCTTAAATCAGAGTATGTAAAGACAATACCCAAATGGGATTCTATGGGGCAAATTCCGCAGGATCTACTGGATGCGGGTAATGTAATTATAGATGAGTTTTACGACACAAATGTCGATCTACCACTCAATATATATGCTAAGGAACTGGGCTTTGAGTTACTTATAGGCTCATATGTAGTTCGTGGATTCATAGATAGGGTAGATGTTGTTGGTGACAGAGTAAATATTATAGATTATAAAACTGGTAAATGGGAAATATCAAATAAAGAAATACCAAATAGCCTTCAGTTAGGCATTTATGCCATGGCAGCAAAAGAGATTTTTCCCGATAAAGAAATTTACGCAGAAATGTACTATCTCAGATCTGGCAGGAGAAAAGGGCACCTTTTTACTGATGATGATTTAGTTAAGGTCAAGAAAAATCTAATTCAATCTATGAATAAAATTATAAATGATCAAAACTTTACTCCAACTTCTAATACCAGGGTATGTTCTTTTTGTGATCACGCAAAGTCTGGAGCCTGTGCAACTGGAGTATTTAGGAATAGTAAAAGGGCATAAAAATAGCGGGAGGCCGATTGCTCAGCCCCCCGCTATTTAATTTAGCGGTATCAGAAGTCGGTAACTTCGTTCTCGATTGAGTCTTGAACGAGGTCGAAGTCCTCGAATTCAGTAACAACCTTAACTGCGGTATCGTGGTCAAAACCTGTAGCAACCAAGTCATTAATTGTCTGCTCATTGATCTTGCTGACGATGCTGCTGGTGATTTGGTTAAGTGTGTTCATTTTTACCATCCTTTGGTACTTGTTTTTTTTTAACATCTGTTGTATAATAATACACAGATGGGTTTACGAGTGTAAAGGATAGCATATGGAACTTGGTCTTGTCGAGTCAAAAGAGTTTTTTCTTGAAAAATCTTCTTTCAAAAAGCACCCCAACCTCAATAATATCAGAAACAAAGCTGTTTCTCTTGAGATAGTTGAGAATGATGGTGTCAGACAAAGGGGATCCGGCAATGCCTACAGGTACACTAAAACTGGATACAGAAAAGATTTGGGTATAAATCTCAGGTCTAGTTGGGAAGCTAACTTTGCTCGTGTCCTTAATCTGTATAAAATAGATTTTGATTTTGAACCTACTGTTTTTTCTTTTCCAATTAAAAGAGGAACAAAAGCTTATACTCCAGATTTTTTTCTAACTAAGACTGAAGATTGGATAGAGATTAAAGGGTATCTTGATGATAAAAGTAAAATTAAGCTTAAAAGATTCAAAAGATATTATCCTAAGGAATTTTCTAATTTGACTTGTGTAATTGGAAAATACTCTCGAGACGCAAAGAATTTTATGAAAGATCTAGAAGTACCTACCGTGATATTCTATGAGGATATAAGGGATAGCTACTCTGAATATCTTATATATTGGGAAGGTAAAAAGTGAAAAATAAAAAAAGTTATAAGGAGCAGTATTATTCCCTTGAAGAAGAGGAAATGCAGCAGCTAATAGCAAAGGCTAAGACTGGTTCGAATAAACATCAGCAAGAACTTTTAAAGGTGTTCAATAATTTTCTCACCAAGTATGCCACGATGTTGTATTATGGAAAGTATAATTTAAATGATTATGACATACGAAGGTTTATATCTCTTTTTATTAAGGATCCAGGAACAAGATTTTCTTTAATGAAGCAGAAGTTCAATACAAATGTAATTAAGAATGTCAATGAATGTATGCGGGGCATCAATTATATGGCGAAAAGATATGGAGATGAAGAGGACATCAGGCAAACGGTGGATATGACATTTTTTCAGTGTATTGACAGATACGAGAGAAAGGGACCTATACCTTTCAGTGGTTTTCTTTATAGCTACTTTTTTTATCTTTTAAAGAAAAATGTAGATACCTTTCTAATTGATCAGCTTGGAAGAAAAACTTTTCCCCTTTTAGCTGATGAAAGTACTGGCGACGAAAATTCTGACGAGAATCAAGTAGGGTTTAAGGCAGACCCTGTTGAGTACAGCATGGAGCAGATGCTTTTTGTCGACAAGATAGATGAATTCTGGGTTCTGGGAGAGAAAAACATGTACCCATTTGATATACTCTCCGTGCAAGAAAGGCAGCTTTTGAAGTGGAGATACGTGGATGGTATGAGATCCAGTCAAATATCTGCTAGAATTAATGAGCATCCAAACACCGTAAGGGAGCATCTCGTTAGGATAAGAAATAAGATTAGAGATGTAATTATTGAAGATGACATTAGTGAATTTTCTTTTTTAATTAAGATGGAGAAGTGATTTTGACTACCGCACATATGAAACAGATACAAAAAGTCTTTACCGATATTCTTGGTCCTCAGCTGCACGAAATCACTATGGCCTATGCCGACGCAGATCAGCAGGTAAAGTATTTTGTCGAGATACCTGAGGTCGATGTTATTGATTTAGGCATAGATCAGATAGCATCATTGGTGGCAAGAACTTCAAATGTTTATGGAAGAGCTGCCAGATTTGCTGGTATAGCTAGAGCTCAATATAAGATACTTGAAGGCGAATATAAAAAGAAGTATAAAGCAAATAAAATAGGTAGGAATGAGGACGAAAGAGAAGCAAATGCGATGAGCGCTGCAGAGGAGGAGTACGCCTCTTTTGTAACGTGTGAGGCTGCAGTCGAATTGGCTGAGTCCATAGAAACTGCCGCTAGAATAGCATCGGAATCAGCTAGAAAATTAATGGACAAAATTCAGTCTATGCAAATAGCTGCCTATAGGGAAGATAAGGGCAACTACTTGGATTCAGATTTTAGTACGTATTAGGAGAAGTTATGTACGTTGCGCACTATAAGAGTGTAAATACTTCAGATGAGTTTTATTCTGAAAATAGAACAACTTTAGATTTCCCAACTCAAGTTGAGTTAAGCAGTCAAAGGTATTATCTGTTCAGAACATTGCAGGTAGATACTCCGTTAAAAAATAAGAGATTCAAGGAAATGATTGATAGACATGGTGTTAGATCAGGAATTAAAATTAACTGACGACTGCATAATAAGACTGTCTGAAATTAAGGAATACATTGATCAGGAGCTTTTGAGCATATCCTGCAATAAATCTAGACTCGTTCTTAAGGACAGTGTTCAAAATATGCTACTGGATATTTATCAGATATTAGATAAGGATCTGTGGTGAACGTTGAGGTTTTTTGCGATGGTGCTTCCAGAGGGCAGGGGCAAAAAAAGTATGGGGAAGCTTCGTGCGGTATAGTCGTTTATAGGAACAGAAAGAAGGTTGCACAGTTCGCTAGGGGACTAGGGCCAAGAACGAATAATGAGGCTGAGTACGAAGCTGTTATAGCGGGATTGTTGATTTGTTCAATGGCGGATTTAGTTGATCCAATAATCTATACTGACTCTGCTGTAGTTGCTAATCAAGTTAATGGTAAATGGAAATGTAAAAACAGCGCATTGGTACCATTGCTAATGACTATTGAAGAAATAAGGGAAGAATATAATTTCAGAGTAGTTCAAGTTCCTAGGTCTTTTGTGTGGGAGGCAGATGGGCTGGCAAAACAATTCTTAGATCAATTAGAGGAAAGAAGAAATAGCATAGAAAAGGCTAATAGAAAATGAATAGTATAAAAATTAATCCAAATAAACCTATTATTGTTGGTTTGGCTGGTAAAGCTTTGACAGGAAAAACATCCTCTGCAGAGGCAATAGTGCCAAAAGCCAGAATAGTTGGTTCTGAAGATTTAATGATATGGGATCATATATACTTTGCCCTACCCCTGTATGAGTTGGCTTCTATACGAAAAATGGTTGCTGGCTCTAGGGCATCTACTCGTCAGCTGTATGGTATACATGATACTCTGTATGATCTTTTTGGTGGATCACCTATATCCAATGTTCCTCCATATGAGGATATGATTACGCTTGTTCATAATATATTTGATTTACCGATAGAGCCAGAAGGTGTTAAACCTAGAAGCTTCTTGCAGAAGGCCGGTGATTTATGTAGAAATAATTACGAAAACTGCTTTGCCGATTGGGCCATCAATAAAGCTAAATCACTTTACTCAGAATATGTAAAAGGTTTAGCGGAAGATTCGTATCCTTCTCCATTTTCAGTTATAATTTCTGACGTAAGAATGATTAATGAGGCTGAAGCAATAAAGAATAATGAAAATGGCATACTGGTGTGCTATACTGCTTCTGAAGAAATTAGGCAAGAAAGAATGATTAAGAGAGATGGAAAACTTATGACAGATGAGCAGCT